ATCGGATGAAGCGCATGTGGGTCCTCCACGAGAAAGGGGCCGGGTGTCACCCCGGCCCCTGTAGGGTTCAAGCCTTGCCGGGCGTGGTTGCCGCGCCGCGCTTGTGCTTGGGCGGGGTGGCAGCGGCCTCGGTAACATTGCCGGCCGGGGCGTCATCGGCCGCCTTTTCCTTGGCCTCGTCGGAACGGCTGTCCGTGGCCGGCGAGCTGGCGGCGGCCGGCGCGGTGCGGGTGGCATCGTCGCCCGTCACCTTGTTCGCCTCGTCCGCCGTGTCGGGCGGGATCGCGTTGCCCTCGGCATCCTTGCCGGGCTCGGCGTTGCCCTTGGGAGCGTCGGCGGTCTGGAGACCGTCGCCGTGATCGCCGCCCGCCTCGCGCACCTCGGCGTCATGCTTCGCATCCTCGGCGTCCTGCCGCTGGTGCTCGGCGCGGCGCTCGCGCCCGTGCTCGATCGCCGAACGGATATCATCGTCGGTCATGTCGTCGGGGATGCCTTCGCGCAAAAGCACCTGTTTCAGCTCATCGCGATCCATGTCCGCGAGCGCCTTCTGCCCGGCATCGGGCGGCGGGTTGAGATCGGCCGGACCTTTGCCCTGCTCGCTGGCGGCGCGCTCCTGTTCCTCGTTGTCCACGAGGACGAAGCCGGGGTTTTGCGGATGGCCGGGGCCGTCTACCGCAACCCACTTGGGATATTCGTGCATTGTCGTCTCCCATAGGAAATGCGGGCCTCACAGCCCGCGTGTCCGGTATTAGCCCCGGCTGGCCTTCGGCGATAGAGCGCGCCCTAGCTGTTCGGCGTCATGCCCGTGCCGAGCAACTGCCAGTCGATTTGCGTGACGGCTGTGGCGTTGGCGTTGCCGTAGATCGTGAACTGCCCGTTGCCGGGAACGACACGCGCCACGCTGGTGAGGGTGCCATCCGCCGCGGGCTGGGCGATCACCGCCTCGATCTTGGTTCCGGGGTTCACGTTCGGGTTGGTCACCGTCACCGAGCCGGCACCGGCGGCAATCGCCACGCGGCCGGTATGCTCGTTGCTGGAGACGTTGCCCGCGGTGACGGCGGCGGCGCTCGCCTGCCCGATATTCTGCTGGATGATCGCGGCCTCGGTGGAGGCGGGCAGGGAGACGATCTGGCCAGCGGCGTAGGCCCCATAGGAGCGGTTGAGAAGAACAGTCATCGGATACCTCGTGAACAGGGGGGAGCGACGAAAGGGAGGGCCGCCAAGCCCTCCCCGATTGCGTCATCAGGTGGCGTACACGGTCGCCAGCTCGGGATAGGTCGCCGCCCACCCGTACAGCACGTCGATACGCATGATGCTGTTATCGTTGATGATATCGTAGCCCTCGGTCACCTTGACGGTGAAGCCACGATAGGTCTGCTGCGAGCACGACACCACGCCCTTGCCGTCCGGGGGGCCGTACATCGGCACCATGGCGAGCGTGAAGGCGTCCTTATGGAAGCCCACCGAGGCGTTGTACGAACCGCCGGCCACGCCGAAAATGGTGATTGGCGCACCGTTGGCCGGCGAGGCGGTGACGTTCTGGAACGCGCCGGCCGGGGTGAGGGCGGGCGAGATCGGGATGCTCGCCGAGCCGGCCGGCACGTCGGCGGTAACGACGAACTGCGCAAGCGATCCGGTCGAGGCGCGCGACTGCGGGTTGACCGCGAACACGTTGGCGAACGTGATCTTGGTGCCACGGGTGATGGTGCCGGTGATCGTGCCGGCGTTGACGTTGATCGTGGAGCCCGTCTGGCCAGCGCCGTTGACCGTACCGGCGGCCACCGGCTGGGTGCCGTTGGTGTGGATGCCCACGTTCTGATCCATGCCCACCATGAGGCCGAGGCTGTCCACCATGACGCCCGAGCCGTATTGCTTGGTGAGAATGTCGGACCCGTTGAATAGGCCGGCGAGGCCCTGCACCATGGAGCCGTTGAGCGCCGGGTTCATCACGAACCCACGGCGACGGTCGCGCGGTGCGCCCATTTCGTCTAGGCGCTGCCCCACGCCCGTCATCGCCGCCAGCGCGAGCGCCTGCGTCGTCGGAAGCGTGCCGGGGGTGCCGATCGTGTTGAACGCGGTGAGGCGTGCCAGCTCCAGCCCCTGCCGATCGATTTCGTTCGCCACCGGCGCGATGGCCGCGGTGATCTTGTCGTTGAGCTTCTGGAGCGAAAGCGTGCGCTCGAAAGAGGTGAAATTGAGGTCGACACCGCCCTGCGAGAGCGTCAGCGGCACCGTGGTTTCGACGGTCGCCTGCGGCACGGCAACGCGGCCGGCGCGGTAGGTGTAGCGGGGCGGCTTCTTGATGTTGATCGTCGCGCCGGGCGCATAGCCACGCGCCATGTTGGTCTTGAATTCGTCCTCATAGTCCCGGTTCACCATGGACGAAAAGGACAGCATGTTCTCCAGAACCGCCAACGTTTCCTTGGCGACAATGGAAGAGGTAACGAGCACGTTGGACATGGGAGGCGGTTCCTGTTCCCGGCCCCGCCTCCCATCATCTTACCGGAGGCCCTGTTCCTTTCGGTACGCGGCGTACTCATCCATGTTCATCTTGGATGGGTCTTTCGCGACCGTGGAGCCGGGCGTCACGGGGGTAATCGGAGGTGGTGCCTTCGTCTGTTTCGTATCCCGAGGCGGCGGTGGCGGCGGTGGCGCTGCTGCCGGCTCCCCGAGGGTGACTTCAATCCTGCCCAGCTCCATCGCGGCGCGGTACGGGCTCATTTCATTGAGCTGTTCCACGAGCGCGGGGTTCTTGGCGAGGTGGTAAAGCAGCTCCGGCCCCCGATCCGCATCCATGATGGCGCTGGCCACATGGGGAAGGGTTGGTGCATCGGCCGTTTCCATCACCGCATCGAAATCCGCGATGGTGGTCTTGGCCTGACCGATCTTCGCGCCCCACTCGGCCGCCCGGTGCGTCTCCACGGCTTTGGCCGCAGTGTCGGCGGTGGCGTCCACGCTTTTGCGCTGGTGATCGAGCACCTTCCAATCCGTGAGAGCTTCGACGTAATCGCCGTAGTCCTCATAATCGTCGGGGGAGGGCTTGCTTGTCGGGGCGGCATCGGAGCCGGGTTGCGCGCCGTTTTGGGTGGCGATGCCCTTCCAGTAATCGGCGGCGCGTTCAGCTTCGCGCCGGGCCTTGGTCAGCTCGTTGATCCGACCTTGCACGCCCC